TTAACGAACCAGCCAGACCAGCATCAGGATAATCGCGACTAACAGTATCCACAGCGCGGGACGCGTTGCCATATTTTGCAACGTGTCCATCATCGGTGGAAAAGGATTAAGCAGCGGTTGCATAACACGCGGATCAATCCCTTTAACCCGCCGTTGATAAAGCTGATTAAGAATATCCTCGGCCTGGGCAGAAGAAAGCGATGATTGCGCAGAAAGACCATATTTTTGCTGGATATATGCCGATAACGCCGCCAGTTCACTGGCATCTAAAGGTTGTTTTAGCGTCATCTGTAGTGATTCCAGCGTCGGCGTATTTTGCTGGCTTAGCGTCTGACGCGCCTGTAGCCAGGTCACCAGATGGTTAAACAGTTTCGCTGGAATTAACTCGCCATCTTTCACCCCGGAAAGTTCCAGCATCGATTGCCAGATCTGTTTGCTGGGTTCCCCCGTTGCCGCCGCAAGTTTGGTCACCAGCTGTTTTAGCGCATTGTGCTCCGCCGGTAATAAAGGACGGTCGGTCGCCTCGCGCTGCTGTGGTTGCGGAATAACCATCTTCCCTTCCTGCAACAGGGTGAGAATGGTTTTTAATTGCTCCGGTGAGAGCTGATTCAGCGGCGTCTGACCAAAGTTATGACGGATATAATCCGTGACCGCCTGACGATTATTCCCCAGACGTAAATACTCCCCTAATTGCGCTAAAAGCTGGCGGGCAGAATGGCTTTTTTGCGCGGCCAGCAGACGTTGCGCCAGATTATGCTCAGCGGCAGGGAAGTGACGCGAAAGCAGCGGTGAATCTCCCGACAGACCAATATCGTGCCTGATACCCGCCCACAGTTCTGCTCTTTGCTGTTGCGTCAGTGAGGTCACTTTCGTCATTAAGCTTTCCAGCGAAGTACGTTGCTGACTGGATAAAGGCTGATTGCCCGTGCCAGACGGCAGATTATCTCCCTGACCTGGTGGTTGCCCAGGAGGAGGGCCGGAAATAGGTTGTATCATTACGTATCCTTATACCTGAAATCTTCGCAAGTATGCCTGGCCGCGAGATTATGGCACACTTGTCCGGTTAACTCTCGTCTCATACAGGTAACACAAACGTGAAAATCCTTGTTGATGAAAAAGATGTTGATTTAACTTTTTGATATAAAAGGATTTGTATCGGCGCATGTCCACGCAGTGACCACATTTTCGAGTTATAGATAACACAAAGCCCGTTTTCACGGGCTTTGTGTTATCTGTGATTGTGGCTTAGCCGCATGATTTATACTGTTTCCAGTTACAGGCTTCTTGAAGCGGTTTTAGCGTGGTTGACAGGCCGTTTAAATTGAAAGTTGCACTTACAGGGCTTTCATTATAAGGGGTTATTTTTGCATACATTTTGTTTGAGTTGGCTAGTTTTCTGATGAAGTTAATGTCATTGCCTTTATAAAAAACAGCCTTTGTATCTGTAGATACTAGCCAGTTTCGCTCAACTGCTTTCTGTTTATCAAGGCGATACAGCATGCTGGTTTGTTCAAGGCCTAAATATACATCCCAATTAAGAAATACTTCGGTTTTCTTTTCTCGGCAAGCTATAAACAGAGTAGGGGTAACCGCTTCTCCAAATGGAGTTCTTATATAATCATCACTTTCTAACGATAAAATTACATTTTTCGAATCATCAATTGGCGATGTAGTAATGGATGTGTGCCATTTTCCTGTGTCTGTGGCTTTCTCTAATTTTGATTTAGATTGCGCAACTTTTTCCTGTGGAAATGGTTTATCGTAGCAGTTTATTCTAGTTTCTTTATCGTTTTCTGCTCGGCATTTAGATATCTCAGAAAGATTTGGTTGCTGAGCCTCTGTTGTTACTAGCTGTTTCGCTTTAGATTTTGAGCTTACAGGCGGAGTAAATGTTGGAGAAAAAAACGGTCATAACAAGATAAACGTCTGTCATCATCTTTCTCATCAGGGCATTGATCTCTGCTTTCGAATTTTTCAGCAACTGTCGTTCGAGTCGGTTGTATTGACTTATCATAACAAGAAAGTCTTTCTTTATTATTTTCTATTGCTCGGCACTGGAGTGATGACTTAAAGTTATTATGCTCAGTTGCTGCGTGAGCAGGTAGCACACTAATTGATATAAATGATGCACCTATAGAAATAATCATATTTTTCATTTTGTTATCCCTTTGGTTTAGTAAGAAATACTAAATTTCCGATAATGATATTGCAAATAACCCATAAGCCTCCAATAGCAATTAAACCTAAGCCCGTACCAATAACTGTACCGGCTTTTTCGGCATCGGATGTGGCGTTGTTTATTATTTCACCCACCTCTCTTAGCCCAACACAAATCGTGTAGATTATAAAAATATTAAATAATATGAAAAAATACTTAATGAGTTCTCCAAAAAATGAACGTTTAAGTTTTTTCAGTTGTTTGCCACAAGCAGGGCAAGACAATACTGAATCGATCACCTCTTTCTGGCATTCAGGACATTTGATTAATGCCATATAATCTGCCTCCTTTGGCTCTCTACTAGCTGACGTTTGTAACAAAACATTTTGATTTTATCAGACTTTTTATTGATATGTGTCAATTGATTAGCTGGTATAGAGTGAGACAGGATGCCTTATCGACCTTACTCTGGCAACTGATTGACGGGGGATTGCTCCCCCGTCGCGGTTTCCTTACTGCTTACACTGTAAGAACGCCGCAAACTCCGCTCCCCAGAAACTCATCCGTATTTCACACAGCGAACCGTGCAGCATCCAGATGATGAGGATTGCCGTCACGCAGAACGTGATGGCCGTAAGCGATTTTTGCGACATAGCACTTGCTCCTTTTCCGGAGAGGCGCTAACCTTTCACTTGTCAAGGTAATGCGGTTAGGGCCTCGGTTAAACAGATATGTTTTCCGGGGCCTTTCCACATCCGGCCTTCGGGTATTCCCTCCGACCATCAGCCGAAAGGCACCCGCACGTAATCTATCGCTTTTTTGTTACTCCGGCAATTCTGCCTGTTAATCCTGAGGTAAAGGCAAACTCATCTGATTGTTTCCCCTGTGTGAAGCTGGCAGCTCATGCCACGGGATACCTTCTGATGAGTGAACGCCGGAGGCGTGTTTCGATGTGAATTTATGGAAAGCTTCCAGTGTTGAGAAGCATACGCCGCATTCCAGATTGTTACACTGGTAATACTTTTGCCGCACGGTGTTTGAATCATTTTCCGGACGACTGGTGCGGATACGGGCAGATGCGCCACAAAGCGGACAACGGAACATAGCGACCTCCCTTAACGTGGTGCTGCCGCTATTCTAAGTTGCTCACTCTGTTTCCGCTATCCATTCCGGGATTTTTGCCTCAAGCTCAAGCTGCGTGGTAAAGCCGCTGTTATCAATGGTGTGCCCGGCTTTTGCAATAATCCAGTCCTGATTATCAATCTCGCTTTTAAATCCTGTTACCGTGCCATGCATTTCGGGGTAGAGCTCTGCACGTCCACGCGCCAGCGTGATGGAGAATGATGCGGCTCCGCGTTGTAGTTGCTGCCACTTTGCCGCCGCTGCGCGTCTTGCTGCCTGCTCGTTCTGATAAGTCTTGCGTAACACAAACACATTGCCTTCCGCGCCTTCCATATAATCACCTTCACGGCTGCTGCTTTTCTCCTTTTTGGGTTTTGGCGGTTTACGGCGTTTCACGCTGACTTTTTTCTTTTTCCCGTAATTAAGATCAAGCCAGTAGGCGCGTACCCCCGTATACGCCTCGCGGTCAGCAATGCGGAACTGATGGCGATCGCCGCTGCTGCGTGTAATGGCGAACGAGGGCAACGGCTGGCCCTGTGCGTTCACGCCACCACCTGGCATGATGAATAACAGATTGCCGCTTTTTACCGTGGTGATTGCACCCAGCATTTCCGCCATGCGCGTAAGGAAGGACATGTCGCTTTCTTCGGTCTGGTCGGCGTGGTCGATTTCGATATCCATCAGCATTTCGCTGATTTGCGGTTTCAGACCATACCGATGAGCGATGGCGGATACCACACGCTCAACGGTCACATCATGCCAGGACACCTCACGTTTAACGTTAAATTCATCCCAAAAATCTGCGCTTCTGGCTGAAACAGTCAGCCTGTCCGGCGGTCCTTCGTGAGCGATTTCATCAACAATGTAAGTGTAGATTCAATTGGTCAACGCAACAGTTATGTGAAAACATGGGGTTGCGGAGGTTTTTTGAATGAGACGAACATTTACAGCAGAGGAAAAAGCCTCTGTTTTTGAACTATGGAAGAACGGAACAGGCTTCAGTGAAATAGCGAATATCCTGGGTTCAAAACCCGGAACGATCTTCACTATGTTAAGGGATACTGGCGGCATAAAACCCCATGAGCGTAAGCGGGCTGTAGCTCACCTGACACTGTCTGAGCGCGAGGAGATACGAGCTGGTTTGTCAGCCAAAATGAGCATTCGTGCGATAGCTACTGCGCTGAATCGCAGTCCTTCGACGATCTCACGTGAAGTTCAGCGTAATCGGGGCAGACGCTATTACAAAGCTGTTGATGCTAATAACCGAGCCAACAGAATGGCGAAAAGGCCAAAACCGTGCTTACTGGATCAAAATTTACCATTGCGAAAGCTTGTTCTGGAAAAGCTGGAGATGAAATGGTCTCCAGAGCAAATATCAGGATGGTTAAGGCGAACAAAACCACGTCAAAAAACGCTGCGAATATCACCTGAGACAATTTATAAAACGCTGTACTTTCGTAGCCGTGAAGCGCTACACCACCTGAATATACAGCATCTGCGACGGTCGCATAGCCTTCGCCATGGCAGGCGTCATACCCGCAAAGGCGAAAGAGGTACGATTAACATAGTGAACGGAACACCAATTCACGAACGTTCCCGAAATATCGATAACAGACGCTCTCTGGGGCATTGGGAGGGCGATTTAGTCTCAGGTACAAAAAACTCTCATATAGCCACACTTGTAGACCGAAAATCACGTTATACGATCATCCTTAGACTCAGGGGCAAAGATTCTGTCTCAGTAAATCAGGCTCTTACCGACAAATTCCTGAGTTTACCGTCAGAACTCAGAAAATCACTGACATGGGACAGAGGAATGGAACTGGCCAGACATCTAGAATTTACTGTCAGCACCGGCGTTAAAGTTTACTTCTGCGATCCTCAGAGTCCTTGGCAGCGGGGAACAAATGAGAACACAAATGGGCTAATTCGGCAGTACTTTCCTAAAAAGACATGTCTTGCCCAATATACTCAACATGAACTAGATCTGGTTGCTGCTCAGCTAAACAACAGACCGAGAAAGACACTGAAGTTCAAAACACCGAAAGAGATAATTGAAAGGAGTGTTGCATTGACAGATTGAATCTACAAGTGCCTTTTTCTGTCAGCGGTTCTCCCTTCCAGCCAATGAGAACCGTCAGGCGCGCGCCCCGTGGCGGTAGCTGCAACTGACCATCCGCATCATCCAGCGTGATGGTGAGCTGGTCCGCCTCAAATCCCCGGTTGTCGGTCAGTGACAGGCTCATCAGGCGCTCTGCCACGCCTGACAGCGTTTTACCCTCCGCGAGAATATCAAAATCCGGCATTTTTACGGGGTCTGTGCCCTGACTGAGCAATTGCATGGTGGTGTCGGTCATCTGCTCCCTCCCTGTGCGGCATGGTCGCATGTGCGTGCGGAGGGGGTTACTGCTTTTTGTTGTCGCCGTGGCGAGAGAACGGCGCAGGGGTGAGATTACGCGCGTGGTGGGTGATGATTGTTGCCGAATCATTTAACGGATACAAGGGGCTGAAGCTATGAGTGAAACTCGTTTTCATGGTGCCCGTGTTACGGAAAATACCGACCTGGTAACAGCGATTAACGATGTTGATTCCAGCGTTATCGGTATCGTGGCAACGGCGGATGATGCGGACGCGAAGCTGTTCCCGCTGAACAAGCCCACACTGCTGACCCGCGTCAATGACGTGCTGGGAAAATGCGGGACAACGGGGACGCTTTATCGTGCGCTTAAGGCCATCGCAGACCAGGTGAGTACAAAGGTGATCGTCGTTCGCGTGGCTGAACACAAAGAAGAAGACGGAAAAACGCAGGATCAACTGGTTATCGGTGGTTCTGAATCTGACGGCAGCTATACGGGGATGTATGCGCTGCTTGTTGCAGAGCAGGATGAAAGCATCGGATACCGTCCGCGTATTCTGGCCGCGCCGGAGCTGGACACGGAGGCGGTAACAAAATCCCTGTGCGTGATTGCGGGTAAACTGCGCGCGTTTGTGTATGCCTCATGTCACGGCTGTAACACGATGGCTGAGGCGATTACCTACCGCCAGAAATTCAACGAACGTGAGGTGATGCTCTTATGGCCGGACTTCATCGCCTACAACCCGAAAAGTGGCAAAAACGAAACGTTCCCCGCGCCTGCCTATGCGTGCGGCCTTCGTGCGTACATTGACCATGAGCAGGGTTGGCACAAATCGCTGTCCAACGTTCCGGTTAAAAATGTGCTGGGGATGTCCAGGCATGTGTTCTGGTCGTTGCAGGCCGAAGACAGTGATGCCAACAGCCTCAACAACAAAGAAATCACGACCATTATTCGTCGCAACGGGTTCCGCTTCTGGGGCAACCGCACACCGGAAACGAACGCCTACATCTTTGAGGTGTATACCCGAACCGCACAGGTGCTGGCTGATTCAATTGCGGAAGCGCAGTTTGAAACCATCGATAGTCCACTGACGCCTGCGAACGTGAAGGATGTTATCAGTGCCATCAGGGCAAAACTGGATTCACTGGTGACTGCCGGGAAACTGATTGGGGCGTCGTGCTGGTATGACGTGGTGGATAACAGCACCACGAATTTACGTCAGGGGCGTGTGCGTATTCGCTACAAATATACGCCCGTTCCTCCGCTGGAAGACATGGAGCTTTACCAGTCGTTTACTGATGAATTCTTTGGTCCCGCATTTGCGGTGCTGGGAGGTGCCTGATGGCTGTACCAAAACATCTTCGCTTTTTTACGCTGTTTGTGGATGGTGAAAACGAAGTGGGTAAGGTGACGTCCGTCACCCTGCCTAAACTGACGCGCAAAACCGACAGCTACCGGGGTGGTGGCATGATGGGTGCGGTAAGTATTGATCTCGGTCTGGACGACTCCGCGCTTGATGCGAGCTTTGTCATGGGGGGCGCAGTTCGTGAGCTGTTCCTTAAGTATGGCGGCACGATTGACGGCACGCTACTGCGTTTTGCGGGTGAATACTACACCGATGCAGAAAGCGACCTGTATGAAGTCGAAATGCGCGGACGCGTGACGGAAATTGATATGGGGGAAGCCAAACAGGGCGAAGCCACATCACACACTTACGCCATTAAAAACACCTACTACAAGCTGAGTGTTAACGATCGTCCGTTGTGGGAGATTGACCTGCTGAACTTCATTTACCGGAAGGACGGCAAGGACATTGTGCCCGATCGCATCCGTTCCGCGCTTGGGCTTGGCTGATAAGTAATATGCAGGCGGCGCAGTGCGTCGCCTCTGACTGAAAGGAGTTTCCTGATGAAAGAGACGAAAAACATCGATACCGAAAACACGGTAGTTGCTGACACTGTGAAAGAAACCAGTGAGCGTGGCGTAAAACTTACCCAACCAATTGAGCGAGGCGGCGAAAAAATCACGTATGTGGAGATCACCGGGGCTATTGAGCAGGCTGGATCTCTGCGAGATTTGTCGCTGTCTGATGTGCTGAATCTGAAAGCGGAATCCATGTTTACGCTGCTGTCACGAGTGACATCACCGCGACTGGATGAAGTGACGATCAAAAAAATGGCATCCCGTGACTTTATTCAGTTATGTGTGGTTGCCGTAAATTTTTTGAGCGGTGCGGACTCTGGCGGGAAGAACGAACAGGCGACGGAAGCCTGATCACGGTTGTGTGCTTTGAGCACATAGAAGACTTTGTGGCAGATATTGCCGTTATTTTTAACTGGTCGCCCGCCGAAATCTTCATGATGACGCCCGGCGAAGTGGTTAGCTGGCGTGAGCGGGCGGCACTTCGCAGCGGGAATGCAGACAATGAAGACTCTTGATATCCGGGTCGCTTTCAGCGCCGTTGACAGGCTGACCCAGCCTGCCGAAAACGCCCGCCGCCTGATGGGGCAGTTTGGTGACTCCATCCAGCGAACGCAGGGGGCGATCAAAAATCTCGAGCGTCAGGCGCGTTCATTTGAGCGCGCCCGCGACGCTGTCAGTAAAGCGGATGCGGGTATCGTGAAAGCACGACGCCAGCTTAACGCCCTTAATCAGTTACAACGCACGGGTACAGTGCTCAGCGAAAAACAACAAAAGCTGATGCAGCAGTTAAGCACCCGGCTTGAACGCCTGAATGAATCGCGCACGCGGGAAATTCAGAAAATGCGGGAGCTTGGCGGAGAGCTGAAACGCCACGGCATTTCCCTGACAGGCAGCGATAACACCATCCAGCAGGCCATCAGACGCACCGAACAGTACAACAATCAGCTTGAACGCGAACGGCAGGCGCTTGCGCGTGTAACGCGGGCGCGTGAGCGGTATTCGCGCGCGCAGGAAACAGCGGGAAAACTGAAAACAGGTGGTGCACTGGCAATTGGTGCGGCAGCGGCGGGCGGCTATGCTGCCGGGCGTTTTTTGCAGCCTGCGATCGGGTTCGGGAAAGAGATGTCCCGCGTTCAGGCACTGACGCGAATCGACCAGAACAGCCCGCAGTTTAAGGCGCTGCGTGAGCAGGCGTTAAAACTTGGCTCTGAAACGCAGTTCACCGCAGGCGATGCCGCCAGTGGGCAGGCATTTCTGGCAATGGCTGGCTTCACACCGCAGGCCATTCAGGCTGCGCTTCCCGGCGTGCTGAGCATGGCAACGGCTGGCGGTATGGACCTTGGCGAGACGGCAGATATTGGCTCAAATATCCTGACGCAGTTCGGCCTCTCCGCTGACCAGATGGACCGGGTCGGTGACACGCTTACAGCAGTGTTTACCCGTACTAACACTGACCTTCGCGCACTGGGCGAAACCATGAAATATGCAGGTCCGGTGGCGGGTAAGCTGGGAATATCGCTGGAGCAGGCCGCAGCGATGGCGGGCGTGCTGGCGAATATGGGTATCAGAGGGAGTGATGCCGGGACGGCAATGCGTGCCAGCCTGGCTCGTCTGGCATCACCGCCAAAGGCGGCAGCAGAAGCGCTGAAAGAGCTGGGTGTGTCCGTCTCTGATGCGAACGGCAAAATGCGCCCGATGGAAGATGTGCTGGCCGACCTTTATAAAGCCACCCGTAAATACGGGGAAGTTGACCGGGTATCGTTCTTTAAGGACATTGCCGGGGAAGAGGCTTTCACGTCGTTTATGGCTCTCGTTGATGCGGCGGGTGACGGCTCCCTGCCCAAACTGAGAAAAGAACTTGAGGGCGCACGCGGTGAGGCTGAACGCACGGCAAAGGTTATGGCCAATAACCTTGATGGCGACCTGAAATCACTCGGCAGTGCATGGGAAGGGCTGCGTATCCGCATTGCAGATCTGATTGATGGTCCGCTGCGTTCTGTCACGCAGTGGCTCACGCGGGTGGTCTCAAAGGTGACGGCGCTGGCACAGGCCCATCCGGTACTGACGCGCCAGTTACTGATAGCAGGCGGTGCGCTGCTGGCAATGACTGCAACGGTTGGCTCGTTGTCGCTGGTTATTGGAGTGCTTCACGGGAAGCTGGCCACGTTGCGTCTTGGTTTTTCTCTCCTGACCGGATCAATGAATGCTGTCAGGCTCCTGCCAGCACTATGGGGAATGGTGACGGGTTCCGTTTCGTTACTGGGGGGCGCTATCGGGGCGCTGTTCAGCCCGGTCGGATTGATTGCTGCTGCGTTTGTGGCTGCGGCAGTTCTCATCTGGAAATACTGGGAACCCATCAAGGCGTTTTATGCCGGGGTGTTCAGCGGGATTATGGAGCGGCTGGCCCCGTTACGCGAAACCTTTGAACGGTTTGGTCCTGTTTTTGACGCAATCGGAAGCGGGATAAGTCAGGTGTTTAACTGGTTTAAATCGTTGCTGTCACCGATGGAGTCCAGCAAGGAAACGCTGGATAAATGTACCAGTGCTGGCGAGATATTCGGTAACGTTCTTGGCGGTGCGTTACAGCTTGTTCTGACGCCCGCAAAAATGTTGCTGGATACGCTGGCGTGGATACTTGAAAAACTCGGTGTGCTTCCGGATGAAGCGGAAAGGGCGAGAAAGAAAATCGAAGACGCACAGCGTGCGGCCATTCTTCAGGACAAGGTTGCTCTGTTTCAGGGAGACATTGCGAAAATCAATCCGCCGAAGTCTGCGGAAAATGGCAATGGCACCGGAGGTGATAAACCCAAAGACAATAAACCGCTCACAGACAGCAATACCGGTACGCTACGCAGACTCAGCAAAATTGCTGATAACACAGGTAAGCTGGTTGATGAGACGAAAAAACGTATTGGCCCCGGCGATATTGTCTTTAAGAACCTGCCCCGCGCACTTGCCGTTCGTGGGGAGTGGCAGGAGCGGAAGATTGTGCAGGTCAGTAAGCCTGCCCCCGCAATTAATATCACACCCGTGGTCCCGGCTCCGCTGCCTCCGGCGCTGGTCCCTGTTGTTGCGGCCAGCTCCCGCCCGGTGGCGGAGGCCATACGATCTCCAGTGGCATCAGTTCCTGTAACTTCCCGTAACCGGGAGCCTGTTGCCTCCGGATTTGGTGGTGAAATTCATGTTCATCTGCATAACGTTGTTACGCAGAATCCCCGCGAACTGGCGAAACTGGTCGGTGAAATGGTCAGGGCAGAAATGGAACGGCGCGCCCGTGCCGGGCGTGGCAGTTTTTACGATAAAGATTGAGGAGTCATGGCCATGATGATGATCTACGGCATGTTTGTTTTTGAGCTGCGCACGCTGCCGCATCAGCAGTTACAGCAAAACAAAAGCTGGCGGCATGTGAAAAATGAACGCGTTAACCGTTCAGCAAGCTGGCAGTATATCGGTGCAGGTGATGATCGCATCGTTCTTTCTGGTGTGCTTTATCCTGAAATTACAGGTGGCGAAGTGTCGCTGTCGCTGCTGACCACGCAGGCGTATACAGGACGACCCTGGCCTTTGATTGATGGCGTCGGGCAGATTTACGGCATGTATGTCCTGACCGGAACGAACACGACCCGTTCCGAGTTTGATCGCTACGGTAAGGCGAAAAAGATAGAATTTTCACTGACCCTTGAACGCTGTGATGAGGATTTGCGGGAGCGCCTGCAATCCTCATCGTTCAGCGATATGCTGTCCGGCTTCAAAGATAAAGTGACATCATCCCTTAACAGCGCGGCCAGTTCAGTTAAAGGGCTGTTCTGATTTAATGCTGGCCACTCATACCTGGTAATAAGTGGCCAGTCTTAACACTCACCATTTGATTGCACCCGCGTTAACGATTTGTTACTGGGTATCAGACATGCTGGATAGCCAGTAGAAACATACCATTAAAATTATTACAATAATTGGTCACATGATTATCTTATGCTGAATAATAGAGATATGAATATTAATGAACTTAAAGACTGTATTCACTATGAAGTAATCGGTAGCGAGCGTCCTTTCTCCTGGCGAAAGGCAATTGTTCGCGCAATAAAACATAGAAGACTTCGTTATTTATTTTGGTGGCGCATAGCCAAATACCTTTTTGATAAAGGCGGATACTGCCGGAAGATTGCGGGGAAAATAGAACGTTTCATTCTTGATAAATATAATGTAACAGTCCCTTTAACTGTAAATATAGGGAAAGGCTTTGATATTTCTTATCTCAACAGTGTTGTTATCGGTCACAAAGTAACAATCGGTGAAAATTGTTCAATAAAACCGGGGGTAACTATTGGGCTACGTGGTGATTTTAATGATATGGATATTGTTATAGGACATAATGTGACCATTGGTTGTAATGCCACCATTCTTGGTGGCAAAGTGCGTATAGGAAACAATGTCACAATAGGTGCTCATGCATTGGTAACCACCACCTTCAAGAACTTCAAGGAGTCCCTGACCATAACTTCCTTCTTCCGGATAGTTGCGGTCAAATGAAGCGATTGAGCCACTACTGTTTCGCCATAAACCAAGATGCTCTGCGCCTCCGAGCGTGTTCAGGTCAATGGTTGTGCTCAGGGGGCGTGTTGCAGACTGAACCTGACGCCAGTAACTCCACGGACCGTCTGAACCATTCCATGTGCCAGAAAGGTTGCGCATATAAACATTGCCTGTTCTGGTGGTGTAACGCTGCATTCCTGCAAAATTACCGCCATTGAATACCTCCAGTACACCGACTGCACCGTCTTCAGGGAAATTTTTAGCAGCCGTCGCGTTAGTGGATGTAGCTTTAGACCAGACGCCAAGATAAGCCTTAACGGGACCAAATGTATTCAAGTCAGCATCAAGCGGCATTTCGCCATTGTTTTTCATAAACGTCAGGCTGGTAACGCCAACATTGTCCAGAAAAGCGCCCTTATCTCCACGCGTTGCACACCGTGCACATGCAGTGCGGCAGCAATGGCGGACAACGCCACGTCCTGACCGATAAGCCCCTGCTCAGCCAGCCACTTCCTGAACGACGATTCAGCCGCAGCCAGAATAGGTTCGGATTCCGGGCCGGGATAAAAGTACAGTTTTGCATTCAGCCGCCATGTCACGATTCTGGCGCTCTGTACGGTCAGGCGGTCGGCCACCGGGCGGGTATCCTCTGCATTCAGAACGGCACGAACGGTATTAAGCAACGCCTCCGTTGCTGTGCCGTCGCCTTCAGTGGACAGGATGGAAACCGTCACACAGGCCGGAGACGGGCTGATGGCCCGCGCATCACGCACCAGACCGCTGGCGCTGCGTGCAAAATACTCGTATGCACCTGACGGGCCAGCAACACTCAGGCCGTCGTACGCCCGCTGCGCCCGCAGTCTCAGCGAGGTGTCGCTCTCCATCACCGCGTCGGTGGTATCCGTTGCCGGAGTGATAACCAGGCGCTTTGTGTTCATATTGCCCGCGAGGTTGTCCAGGTCTGTCCCGGCGCTGTGGCTTAACATGCAGGCGCGTGCACCCTCATTGACCCGCTGGCGTAACAGCATTTCACGAAACGCTGTTGTCTGGGCGATAACGTTCAGGGGTTCCGATTCCAGCTCCAGCGCAGCGGAAACGGCTTCACGCTGTTCGGCGGGATAAGCTGCAATCATCATGGCCTTTGTGTCAGCCAGAATTGCTTCAAAGTCAGGCTCCGCGATGATGGCGGGTTCTGGTAACTGGGAAAGGTCAACGGCGGGCATGATTTACTCCCTCAGCGTGATGGTTAACTCAACATTCTGCATGGTCTGCATGACAGTGCCCGACAGCGTCACCCCGGCGCGGCCTCCCGCTTTCCAGACAACGTCAATGGCATCCAGGGCAATGCGGGGTTCCCATCGTGTCAGCGCAATCACGGCAGCACTCATGCATTGCAGACGCGTGGTGTTATTCATGGGTTCGTCAATCAAATCAGGCACAAGGCTGCCATATTCCCGTCGCATAACCCGGCTTGCCAGCGGGGTGGTCAGGATGTCCCTGACTGACTGTTTCAGGTGCTCCATATCGTTCAGGTTTCCCGTTCCGTCCGGGTTCATTCCTGTGTAGCGGGTTGTCACTGTGGGCCTCCTGTCGAATCGCTGCCGCCTTTCACGCCACCGTGTTTATGCGTATGCACTGTAATGCCGTTTGAGGTGAAGTTGCCGCCGCTGTGCGTGATATTGCCGCTCATCTTTCCTCCTTTTGTGACGTCAAGCGTCGCCGTTCTCAGAAGGTTTGTGCATTCCACGACGGGCGTATCCAGTTTCACGCTGACGGATGCCTGTAAAGTGGCCGTTTTCATGCCGCTGGCGCTCAGTGCGCCAGCGTCCGCGTCGTAGCGGAACACCGCGCCGTCCGGCGCGCTGATCACGATTTCTTTCAGGCTTTTGCCGGGGGCCGGACTGGCATCACTCCACAGGCTGCCAATTATCATGGCGGTTTCCGGGTTGCCGCCAATGCAGGCAATTACCACCTGTTCGCCGGGTGATGGCGGCAGCCACACATTGAAGGCTCCCGCGCGCGTGGTGTTCCAGCGCAACCAGTCTGTTTCCAGTTCGCCGCTGCGAACGCGCACGCGCCAGGACTTCTCATCAACTTCAGAGATGATCCCGGTGCGGATGATATTGCTCAGCAGTCGCATGAGTTCTGCGCTCACCGTACAGCCTCCGCAATCCGGCCCAGCACCGTGTTATAAATCAGGCGCTCATCTGTCTGGCTGATACCCAGCAGCTCACGTGCCGGGTAATTGGTGAAAATGCCCGGCGCAACCTGATCGCGCTCACCGAACTGATGAACGCGGGCAATACGTGCGGCCACGCCGCTGTAACCCACCGTCACACCGGAAGCATCTGCACGGGCTTTCAGGTAGCGGGCGGTGCGCAGTTTTACGAACATGGGGACGCGCTTTGTGCTGTCCTGGTTGATGCGCCGGGTGCGTATTTCCAGAAAACGGTCGATGTCATCCCGGTAAAACGTGCGGATATTGTTTTTATCCTCATCCCACCCGGTAATGGTTCGCCCGTATTTCCCCGTGTCGTGATGCCAGTTTTTCAGCGTGCGTGCTTCGTTATTCCAGATAAAGCGAATGCGTTCCTGTATCCGGGTTACGCGGCGTCTGCGTGGTGTCCACGCGGTCCCGTCCGGCGCTTTCTGTGACCGGATACGCGCCTGCTGGGCGCGGCGTAAATCCTGTGCCAGCTTTCTGGCGATGTTATTGATGGCCTGCTGATTCAGGCTGTCGCGGATGGCCTCAAAGGTTTCATCCACGCGGGTGAATGCCTTATCCATCGCTTTCACCCCACGTCACATCCTGGAATACATGCGACCAGTCGCCTTCGGAAGATGGCAGGCGGGGTTTTGGCTCCGGCAGGTGTTCTGCCTGCGGTGTGCCCTGACTGCTGCGCGTGATGCGAACGCGTTCCCGCAGGGGGAGCGTAAACAGGAGATCGGCGCTGTCATCGTCATTGATAACGGCGGAAAATTTGATGTCCTGATTACGCTCAGGGTTGAGCAACAATTGTGGCTGATTTTCGGATAACCACGCCAGCAGCGGCAGCGTGAGGTCGTCCAGCTCCCCGGCGTAATCCATGACAAACATCACCATCTGATAGCGGTAAACAAACGATGGGGTTTCTCCTGTCGTTTCAATGTTGCCGCTCTCCACGAAAATGGTGAATTTTTCCGGGTTGGCCTGACACCATCGGCATGAACGGGTCATGGCTTCACGCAGGGAATCAGTTTTCAGCATGGTTGTTATCCTCGTTGTTCAGTCGTTGCAGCCTGCGCTGTTCCAGTAATTCAATGGCCCGTTTATCCGCGTTACAGGTTTCCAGTGCATCCAGAAGGCGGTCGCCCCATATACCGAGATTTCCCCATGTGGGAGTATCAGGGAAGGGGGGAGGCGTTACCGGTATGGTCAGCGTCTGCGGTATAAGCCGGACTGACGGCGCTGGCCGTGGCGCGTTCTGCGTGCCTGCGCAGCCTGTCAGTAAAACGAGCGTCAGGCAAAGCGTGGGCGCATTCATCTTTTGCAATATCGTTGCGTAGCTGTTCACGTCTTACCTCTCCGTCCTGATTGCGTTGCTGATTTTCCACGCGGAGTTGCGCCAGCACCTGCTGCATATCCTGTACCCCGGCGCTGATAATATTCAGGGTGTCGGCGGTACTTTTCAGGGTGCTGGCCTGCGCTTCGTTTCTGGCGTTCTCCCGGCCCAGCGACCACGACAGACGCATGGATGTTCCCCATCCAGCAATCAGAAGGAAAGCGACGCCCAGCGTGGGCCAGAGCTTCATGCCGGATAGGCTCCGTGTGGTAACTGAAAATGCGGTCCGTCTTTCAGGGTCTTCCAGTCGCCGCCCCATTCCACCGGAATATTCAGTTCCCGGCTGGCCTGTCTGAATGCTGCTGCGATTTTTTCGTACAGCGGCCATTCCCATGACACCTGGCTGCCGATATAAGCCACAACATCCACGGCATGTCCCGTAAGGTGGCGGCTGTTCATGGTCTGGCTCTTACCCGTGGCCACCAGTTGCTTCTGGTGGTAACGGCTGCGCAACCCTTCGGTGATACCAAAATCCACTTCCGAAATTTCCAGTGCCCGTCGGGTCACTTTCACCAGATCAGGATTTACGCCCTGCAAATTCTTTTCGCTCCGGCTGCTGAATTTAAATGTGTTGCTCATTCGTCCTTCTCCTTCACCCTGCGATTAAAGGCTGCAATAACCTTGTCGCGTGCTTTCTCTGCGCCCATAAAACCGATTGATGCGCCGATAAACGTCACGGCATCTTCAGGAAAACCGAAGAAGCGCAACGATCCGGCCACGGCCATGGCAAGAACGCCGCACGCCAGCGATCCCGTTACGGTCTGAACCAGTGTTCGTCCGTCATAAAGACTCATCAGCGCGGAAATGCTGACCGCCGCGCCTACTGCATACACCGTTGGCAGGTGGTCAAAGAGCCACGCAATAACCTGCTCTGTGATCCCTGTTTGAATGGTGCTCACTGCTACTCCCCCCACAACTGAATCATTTCTCGTTTCTTCTTCTCCGGCTCCGGCATCTCCACTTCCTGCCCGGCGTCCAGAAATACCTGCTGACAGAGTCCGGGGTTGGCATCCAGCACCTTTTCGGTGACGCCCTGCGTCGTGCCGTAGTACCGGAAACAGAGCGAATCCACGGTGTCGCCTTCCAGTACCTTCACTTTCATCAGCACAACTCCGCAAAGATTCGCGGGCGGCACAGAATGTCAGAGATGGCCCAGCTCACATCACGCCACAAATCCGATGTCTGTATATCCAGAGCGTCCGCCCGGCGGTCGCCCTTGTCCGTTGTGTCTGCATCACGATAACGCTCCAGAATCAGGGCGCGCGTGGCGGTATAAACAGCATTGCGCCAGTGCCAGAGATTGACGCTTTCTCCGTTAATTACGGGTGCCGGAACATCGGCCAGCGTCTGATGGCCAGCCGCCTGCTGTTCCTGCTGCCATGCTTCCAGCTCGCGGGTAACGTGTGCCACGGCCCCAGTGGCGGTATGCAGCAGGCGGGAGGTGGTCACACGGCCCGGCAGTCGTACCGCCAGACGCAGCTCACGCAGCACAATATCCGGCCAGAATGCACCCGCTGAAATACGGGTATCACCATCATCGGTATCGGTGATGTCGTCCTCTGCGGGTCCGGGGTTGGTTCTGGCAACCATACTCATTGGGTTCACTCCTGAAAAAATCGGGCGGTGGGTGCGCGGTGTAAACGGTCACGGAGTCAAACCGGAACACCGCGCACGCCGCCCGCTGACGGGGTCAGTCGTTAACCGCGCTTCGCCTTCTGCGTCGCGGTGGTTTTTCGTGTTGCAGGCTTCCGCGTTGTCTTTTTACTTTTGCTGCTTTCGTCCTGCGCCTGCGGTGTGCTGGCGTCTTCTGGTTCGGCTGCGGAATCGGCTTTTTTCAGGGCGCGGGAAAGGGTTGCAATCTCGCGTTTCACACCTGCGTTCGGGTTCAGGTGCATCGCTTCGCGCAGCAGCTTCAGTGATGAGGCCATGCTGTCCGCATCGCTCAGGCCACGGCGGGCAAAGGCGCACGCCTTGCATAATTTGGCGCGCACTTCGTCCGGCATATCCTGGTTGGCGACAATTTCCCAAAGTGTGTCCAGTGGTTCGATAAAGGCGGACAAATCCGCGTCGGCATCCGTCCCGGCCTGCGTCAGTACCGGGTTGCAGATTTCTTCGGTCAGTACCGTGGCAGCAGTACGGCCAAAGTTATCCGGCATGATGAGGTTGTGACGGACCACATACGCACCAATACGCAATGCCAGCGGAAGATCGCCGCAGTCAATCGCCCACACCATCAGCGTGGCAATCACCTCATCTTGCTGCCCGCCGTCAGCCTCCAGCGTTCCTTCAATCCAGCCGGAAAAGTCCGGTAACAACTCTTTTTTGATGGCGGCTTTGGCGCTTCTGGCCTGTACGCCCTTAAGTCGGGCCTGTGCCAGACGCAGACGATACAGCACCTCTTCATGCGCGGTACGTGCGGCGTGATCCACGCCTTCATTCGCCCGGCCTGCGCGCTGCGCCATCACGTTCTGCCAGTGTTGCTGTGCAGGGGTAATCATTCTTTCTCTCCGTTACAGGCGGGCATGATGCCCGCCGTGAGTTGATTAGCTGTCGGCGAACTTCAGGCCTGTGACCATCGCGCACTTGCCATAGTCTTCAACGACATAAGCGTCATTGATGGACTGGTAGGTGGCGATGCGGTTGTATTCCGGCTCGTCTTTCATCAGGCGACGCATTGAGCCTCTCTGCCAGTAAATTGACAGGTTGTTGAATGAGGTGATCAGCATCGTTGCATCCGGGAAGAACGGCGCAAGGAATACATCCAGCCCACCAATGGTGCGCGATGACAGGATGAGCTGTCCGGCGAGTAATTCCGCATTGGGATTCTGGCCGCTGATGCTGTTCAGCACGGGCAGACGCAGCGAGTTAAACAGGTTGCGCCCCATAATCACCACGAGGTCGTCTGCTTCCTTGTGCCATTCATCCAGCAGGGATGAGCGCGCGTCCTGTACCAGTGCATCAGCGTTCGCATACTTACCCGCGTGCGCCACTGTGTTGTCCATGTTGCGGGAAGTCAGCGTCACGTCATTCATTACGCGTTCACTGGCATCGGTTCTGATGTGCTCCAGCCAGCCCACGTTAACGTCCTGAAGCAGCTTGTTGGTGCTGAAATTGGATTTTTCCGCGTGTGATGTGCCGTTAAAGCCGATCATGATGCGGTCAAGCGCCACCTGCCGGGCAATCTGTGTGCTGATGCGCGACTGAAAATCGCTGTGAGCCGCCCAGGCATCAAGCTTCGGGTATGAAATAAACGTGTCGTAGTTCACCTGTTCACACTGGTACTGACGAGCCTTCATATCGACAGCGTTAATCGGATTACGGCGATCTGTGCCGTCATAACTGGTATTCGTGCGCGCAATCGGCCCGGTGGTGTCCAGGAGAACTTTTTCGCCTTTCTGGTCAGTTACACCGATTACATTAATTCTTTTCGTAAATTCGGTACTTTCCTTTGAAGCGTTTTCAAAACGCTGTTGTACCGATGGATTGACGGTAAATCGCGATACCAGCGCAGAAACCGGGATATTGTTAAGCGACGCCTGCTGCGTCATGTAGCAGCCCAGCTTGTTACGGGCATTAATTACTCAGGGGGAGCAATGATTCAGGACGCTTTTGTGCGCCAGCGTGCGCGGCAACTTTACTGGCAGGGTTATCCGCCCGCAGAAATATCACGTCTGATGGGAATAAACCCGAACACGATTTATGCGTGGAAAAAACGCGACCAGTGGGATGAAACGCCCCCCGTGCAGCGTGTCACGCAGTCCATCGATGCGCGCCTCATCCAGCTTACTGAAAAACAGAATAAAACAGGCGGTGACTTTAAGGAAATAGACCTGCTGACCCGGCAGCTTAAAAAGCTGCATGATGGCCAGCCGGATGTGATGGCCGCAGGAAAGAAAGGCCGGGCGAAAAAACTTAAAAATCATTTCACGCCGGAACAGATTGCCGCACTGCGGGAAAAAATCATCAGCAGGCTGGAGTGGCATCAGCGGGGCTGGTTTGACTCCCTGACACTTTGCAGGGAAGCCGGGATACGTAACAGGATGATCCTGAAATCCCGACAGATTGGGGCGACCTGGTATTTTGCACAGGAAGCTCTGCTGATGGCGCTGCGTGACGATGTGGCGCAACCTTACCAGCGTAACCAGATTTTTTTGTCTGCGTCGCGTCGTCAGGCGTTCCAGTTTAAAAGCATTATTCAGAAGGTCGCGGCTGAAGTTGATGTGGAGCTGAAAGGGGGCGATAAAATCATCCTCTCCAACGGCGCAGAGCTGCATTTTCTCGGCACTTCTGCTGCGTCGGCACAGTCCTATACGGGCAATTTTTATTTTGATGAATTTTTCTGGGTCAGTCGCTTTGCTGAACTGCGCAAGGTGGCTGGCGCTATGGCAACCCTCAGCGGACTGCGGCGCACCTACTTCTCCACGCCATCCACCGAAACGCACGAGGCGTACGCCTACTGGAACGGCGACCGCTGGAACGAGAAAAAGGCCTCGCATAAACGCCAGCGTTTTTCTGTGGACTGGAAAACGCTGCATAACGGGCTTATCTGCCCTGACCGGACTTGGCGGCAAATTGTCACGCTGGAAGATGTGGTTAATCACGGCTGGAAACACACCGATATCGACGAAATTCGTGATGAAAACACCGAAGACGAGTTCCTCAATCTCTATATGTGTGAGTTTGTCCGCGAAGGGGAATCGGCATTTAACCTGAATATCCTGATTGGCTGCGGTGTTGACGGATACGACGACTGGAAAGACTGGAAACCTTTTGCTCCCCGCCCGATGGGGAATCGTCCGGTATGGATTGGGTATGACGCAAACGGCAGCAGTGGCAACGGCGACACCGTGCGGATGCCATACCAGCGCAGGCCGTCGCGGTTCAGTTTCTTGCGGACCGCCGCAAAAAACGAGTTAACCAGGTAATCGCTGGAGTCGCGCATAGTGGCCCCGTTCCATTTGGGATTCGGATGACCGTTCTCCGTTGTTGCGTGGTATTTTGACGGGCAGGTGACAGTCAGAAACACCGCTCTGTCGCCACGGGCTTCGGCCAGAAGTTCCAGCCCCTTCATGGTGGCCATCATTTCTGCCTTACGGTGAACCGGGTTACTTACTCCCGCGTAATACACTGTCTCAAGATCAATCGTGAACCCGTCTTCGTTTTCCAGCATGAAACTTTTCAGGAAATCGCGTGTTTTCTCGCGCTGTGCGCGAAACTCGCTTAACGCATCCTGGCTCAGATAGGGCGATGTTTTTCTGGAAACCAGACAGGCGGCGCGGAGTTGTTCTTCTCTCCACTCGCAACGTAACAGCCACAGTTTGCGTTTCCACCATTCCGCACAGGTCAGGCGAAGGATTGCGCCCGGCAGCAGCTCCGTGTCTGGTTCGTTCCTCCGGCCTTTGTCTGTTGTCAGTGCGTCATAATGCGGAGGCATGGCGTGCAGGTGTAACGCCATGCGGGCCAGCATCTGATACGCCTTCAGCGTTACATCCATGGTCAGCTCGCCATCAGTCGCACCAAAGCCATCGCAGAGTTTTTCGAAGGTGCTGCTGAACATCGCCGCCGTCATGGTGGCCAGCGTCTGTATCTGGTGTTTGTTGAGCTGCGGCAGGTAAAGCAAATCGTCCAGGCGTTCGCGTCCGGCAAGGGAGCGATAACCCGGTGTCAGCCAGTGTCCGTCAGTGCGATCCAGACGTTCGAATATTTTGCGCAGGGTTCCGCGTGCATAGCGTTCTGCCTGCCAGCTCTTTTTGCCTTTCCGGCGATCGACTTCCTGTTTTTTGCGCAGGAAGGAGAGGTGGCGAATAAGCGGATCGCGCAGATAGGACGGCAGCAGGCGCAGCGAGGCCATGGCTTCATCCACCGCGCCGCGTGCCTGTCTTCTGGCGTCTCCTGCCAGCGTGATGGTTTTGTCCTGTTTTTCCTGTGCGTCCAGGCTTTTATTAATCAGGTTGCCCAGTGGCGTGGCAGAGAACGCCGCATCAGCCTTTTCCTGTCGGCGCTCGTTCTCTGCCTGGTAGGCATCCAGCCAGGAGGAAAGCGCGGATTCAGGTGCGGGGATCCCCGTTCCTTCACGCCCCACTGCGTGGCGCGGTTGTTGCCAGTCCCTGATGTACTCTGTCGTCATACTGATTTACTGCGTCATACCGTTCAGGGTGTCACGGCAAACGGCAGCCAGCCGCTGAATTTCCAGCACGGTGTCTTCTGTGTCGGCATAGCGATGTGTGATGCGGATGCTGTCGGCAATCACATCGACGATTGCAGAGGATGGGCGCTGGTAAATGCCAATAACGGACGGAGTGCCACCTTCAATGCGGTAAAGCCTGTAATTTCCCTCGTGGCTGTCAATCATGTAGCGACCATCAATAACAATCTTTCCGTCAGCGAGCTGCGGTACAGGCAGGGATTTCAGGTACATGTCATAACGTTCACGCACGCGAACGGCAAGATCACGCTCTGTGTTGAGCAGGTATTCAAGAAAGTCGTTGGCGAGAATCATTGCGGCAATCCTCTTGTTACAGATGTGCGAAGGCCTCCTGCCGCAAGGTGCAGGAAAGGCCCGGAACAGGAATTAATGGAGTTTGTTTTGCTGCTGGATGAGCTGCTGAAGCTCGCGCAGATCATCCGCCAGATAACTGAAAACAGCGGATGAGTAGAGGTTTGAAAGTTCGCAGCTACGCTCATGCAGCATATTGATGTGCATGATTTTAGCGACGCGGAATGCGCGGGAAAGTCTGCGGTTGATTTCAGTCTGGATGTGACGACGCTCCGCGATAGCGCGGTGCTGTTTGCGGTTTGCCATGGTGTGGCCTCTTTGGTTGTAAGTTTTGAAAACTCACCATCCAGAGCTGCGAAACTGTGGGTGGCGAGACGTACGGGGTTCGCAGTACCGGCAACCAAAGAACCCGGCCCGACCGAAGTCGGCCCCGTACGCCCCGCCATAATTCTGACGCGAAAAAAACGTGGCAATACAGTACGCACAAAAAAACCGCTGGCGCGGTTGTGCGCTTTGGTTGTCAGCAGGCTGCGAAACCCGGCACCCGTTTTATGAGGTGCAGCGAAAATGTAACCTGACTGATTGCGGCATGGCAAGCGGTTTTTTTGTGAGAACGGCATACTAAAAAATCCTGATACTGCTCCGGCCAGCGGTTTGCACTGGCCGGGTGTCATTACTTCACGGGAACGAACGGAACAGCGGTGTTACTGGTCATGTATTGCGGCAGCGTGCCGTTCCATTTGTTGATTGCTTCCAGCTCCATAACGCCGGGATTCTGGCGCAGAGCTTCGCCGCGTAAACGAATGGCGTCGGCTTCAGCCTGGGCTTTTGTGCGAATGGCATCGGCCTGTCCGGCAGCTTCTGCGCGCAACATGTTGGCTTCTGCTTCGCGTTGCTTGACTTCCTGTTCGCGTTGCAGGGTTTTCTGGTTTGCCGTGACTTTGGCGTTAATGCTGTCGATAACGGTTGGCGGATATTCCGGTTTACCGACATAAGAGAGGCTCATGACCTGAATACCGATGGGGGTCATCTCTTCCTGAATATCTTTAAGTGCTGAATCCAGCAGTTCAGACTTACCACCGTCGATAAACTTATCGGTGGTCATTTTGCTGGCCAGTCGGTTGAGTGCATCGGCGATCTTCTGGCGCAGGTCAGTGTCGGTAATGTCGTCCACGCCTTTGCGGTAGGTCTGAAACACCGTGGTAACTTTGGATGGATCAACTTTGTAGGCCACGCCGATGTGATAGCCGATGGTTGTGCCGTCACTCATCTGGAAGTTGAACGGCTCATCGTAACTCTTCATTTGTTTGAAGGTCGGGAAGATGTAAACCTCTGTATTCCAGCCTGTCCAGTAGCGGCCAACGCCAACCACTTCACCGACGCCTTTGTCGTCGCCCAGTTTGTTGACTTTGATGCCCACATTACCTGGCTCAACGCGATCGCAACCAACCAGCAGGATGGCGGCAAAAAGCGGGAGAATCTGAAAGAGTCTGAATTTCTTCATTGTTTGATTTCCTTGATGTACTTACTGAAAAGGCGAACAACGCCTGCCGGGTACAGCATGGCAATGAAAATTCCCAGCAATACCAGGAAGGAGCTGTCTGATGAAATCATTCGGGGGAGTAGTCCTGCATACAGAATGAGAGAGACGAGGACGCATACCAGCGCCCACATGTATGCGCGAAACCAGGTCTTTTTGTTCATATCGCGGTCCTTTACTGGTTAAGGAAAAAATCGAAAACGTTGTCGATGCGTTGCAGCGGCTCCTGCTGCATTGCTTCCGGCGTTTCTGATTCACCTGGTGACTCCAGCGTCGCGCAAAAATCCTTGATTTCATGATGGAGCGTCAGACGAATGGCAGGAGCCATGGTTCTGGCGTGCTCCAGCTCATCCAGCAGTGCCAGCACGGCAGATGGCGAGAGCATTGCGCGAAACGCCAGTAATTTTTGATGCGTTGCCATTCGTTGCAGGTCAGTCGCCAGTTCGCGTAATTCCTGGTGGTTGATGGCGCTCATGCTCTGGCTTCCTTCAGTAGCAGGTTAAACATGTGAGTAAGTGGATTGCTACACCCGAACGGCATCGGGTTTACGTGGTAAGAAGCCTGGCCTCCTGCTTTGCGAGCGCGACCACCTGTGCTGCGGTTTGTTCTGATGACTAAGCCGCCGCGCCAGAGTCGGCGTAACTCAGCATTGATGGCTGTGGTTGGGGTATTCAGTGCTGCGGCGATTTCTCCGCCGCTACAACCCGGATGGGTAGCGATGTAGTCCAGAATGGTCATCTGCGTGACTCCTGTACCTGTCGGATAAGGTTCACCCGCACCACATTCGTGGCGCAGAAGTAAGTGCCGTCAGTGAGATAGATGTGATGTGCATCCTTTTCCGAACGATGTTTGTCGATAGTGGTAATCAGTCGTTCGTCGACCTCGTATTCGCGGTCTCTGGAGGTGAAGCGAACGACAGGAAAATGCTTAATTGCCATTACACCCTCTTGGCTTTATGTCTGTATTTGAGCTTTTCTATTTCTTCTTTTTGTTCTTTTAATGTTCTTATGGCTGTGAAAACATTAAAGCCCATAAAATGTGCTCTGTTCGCTAATGTAATACTGGCACCTTTGTTAGCTATATCATCTTCAATATCAGTGAAATACTGACTGATTTCTTTTAGTGCGGCGCAAAGCTTTGCGAGATCTCGCCCCCTGTCAAAATATGCATCCTTCAGTATTTTTTGATTTGTCCTGAGCATGCTAACCTCGTGTTTATATATATGGATACCTCCGCGAGTGCGGATTGTTTTCATGTTTTCTTATTTAATCGTGTGTTTTATTTGTGCTGTTATTCTTCAGTGAAAAAACGCTCAATCTTTTTTACTGAATGAATAATTCGCATAATCCCAATAGCGCAGGCCACCGAAATAATCAGAACAAGCCATGAGATAAATATACTCATGCGATATTCCCCAGCTTATACGGTTCAATATGTTCCCCGCATTCTGCGGCACAGATCAGCTCGGAAAGTTCGTTAAGTGCATCCAGATCATCAGCGTAAAAAGCCACGTCATACAGACTTCGGATTGCTCTGGTCAATGAGTCACGGGCCGCACGTTCAGCATGAGCGCCTGATGCACTTAAGCGAAAATAAAAACGCTCAAGTGCTTTGTTAATGAGAGTTTTATATTCTTTGCCCATCACAACGCCCTTTAATCTGCTTTCTGTATTTCAGCTTCTGAATCCATACAAATAATTTCGATATAGGGTTCATCGCCATTAACCTGGCGTGCCTTTTCAGCTTCGCTAATGATTTCTCGTACGGTCTGGTACGGAAGTTCCACAAGCAGCCGTGTGCCGTTCAGATAAATGTAAGTGGCTTCGGCGGCTCCGTTTTTACCCGCCGGAGTCACTCCATCAATAGCGGATGCGCGTAATAACAGTTCACCGCGAAAATCAATAAAACGGATAAATACACCTTGTGCATGCTCTTTGGTCATAAAGCACCTGTTATAAATCAGCCTGTTTAATAAAACTTTGCCCGCGAAGCAGACGATCAACCGTGCGAAGTGCTTCGTATAATGTGAAATCCTGCCCGAACTGATTGTCGCCACTGCTTAGAGCAAAAATGCGGTTTCCGGTAAACGGATTGCGTGGGCATTTGTGGATCACGATTCCAGCTTTCTCAATCAGCCAGGCATGCTCGCCGATTTGTTTTACTGGGTAGCCATCCGGCGTTGCGTGTGTATCACTCAGGCTGTAGCGGATGTTGCTGCGTGATGCACTGGTAGCAAAACGGTTAGCGTGGCGTTCTGCACCATTGCGAAAGCGTGAATTACGTTGCTGTTTCATGTTAAAGACTCTGTACAGATTTAATTATTCCGGCATAGAGGCCGAACTCAAAATATTTGCGATTAAATCGTATCGCATTGTTTTCACGTTTTGCGGACTGCTGGTTCATTTTCGTTTGCCTCCGCACATGAGAATTGCGCCGCTTAAGAGGTAACCGAAGTTAATTGATAGTATTACAATTAACATAAGGTCCAATTTGTCCATGCCACACATAATTACCCTCATTGCAGTAGTTGTGGGTTGTCAGGTTTCTCACCCGATAAACCAGATAACAAACGCTATAAACATCGCCCCAATAGCTGCCGGGAAAAGTCCTTTGGTATAAGCGGCGATATATTCAATGCTGAGTTCAATAAAGCGTTCTTCATGTCCCGTTAACTTGCGAAACAAATAGATCTCTATTACGCCTATCTCAATAAAAACAAGGGTCAGAATGGCGCTGATGATATGGCTGGTCATTTATGACTAAAGTCCCAGCCACAACAACCATGCGTCGCGGCGTTCTTTCGGTTGCTCAAAAAACGCTTTGCGCATGCCTTCGTTAAATGCTGGCAGATATACCCAGTTTTCTGATGCACGCGTCTTCACTGAACCTGGTTTCACAAAGTCAATCGTTGGTAACTTTGCAGCGTCAATCATGGTTCTGACGGTTGATTCTTTGCGACCAATCATCTTGGCAAATAGTTGATATGGCACCGCTTCAAGTGGATATGGTGCTACCTGAATGAACCCCTCAAGCTCTGATTCGCTCATTGTGGTAATCTCCCTAATTCGTTCGAATGGCTCAAAATGGCTTATATCGGCTTATTTGAGTGTTTTTATGTTTGTGCCCGATGTGGCATGTTGCGATGGAGGATATGCCCGATATGGCATCTTTGTCAAGCATGGGTGAAAAATTTCGCCTGATTCGTGAAGCAGAAGGTATGACCCGCCAGGAGTTTGCGGATTGTGTTGGGCTGCCTTATGGGACGGTAACTAACTATGAGGTGAGGGGGAAGCAAGTAACAGAGGGTGCCTTACTTAAGGTTACGAAACACCCTAAATTTAAGAAGTATGCTTATTGGTTATTAACAGATGAAACGATGCCGGAGGTCGGGCAAATTTCTCCGGCTCTCTCTCTTGATGGTTCCTGCAATTCGGAGGGAGATCGCGTTTCAACCGAAACAATCCAAAAATTATCCCGCTGAGGCCAGAAAACTGGTTAGACCTGCTTTTTGTCTGGTCTGATTATTGCTGGAAAGAGGCTGGAGAAATTGTAGAGCGGTTCATTGGAGGGCTTCGTAATGTCGATTAAGAAGCTCGAAGATGGTCGTTATTTGCTGGACATCAGGCCGAACGGACGCAAGGGAAAGCGCGTGCGTAAGGTATTTGACAAAAAATCGGTAGCGGTGGCCACTGAACGCTACATCATGGCGAACGCTGAAAAGCGGGAATATATACAGGGCTACCGTGATCGTCGAACGCTAAATGATTTGCTTGAGTTGTGGTGGATGTATCACGGCCAGCACAGGCGTAAGGCGGAAGAAGACCGAAAACAACTGCGCAACATAATCAATGAGCTTGGCGCTGATATGCAGGCTGTGGATCTTGATAAGCTGAAAATTATCGCGTGGCGTTCTCAAAAGATAGCTGAAGGATTGAAACCGTCATCTGCTAACAGGTACATGAATCGGTTATCCGGAATGTTTACCGTGCTGAAAAAAATAGGTCTTTGGGATGCAGAACATCCAGTAAGGGGAATTTCTATTCTTTATGTATCTCCACGAGAAATGGCGTTCCTGTCACAGAAGGAAGTGGCGCTATTGCTCGATACACTGGAGGGCGACTACTGGCGTGTTGCGCTTTTGTGTTTAAGCACAGGGGCGCGCTGGAGTGAAGCTTGTAAGCTTCGTGGTGAACAGATAGTTCATAACCGTGTAACGTTTCTTGAAACCAAAAATGGCCGGAAGAGAACAGTGCCAATTTCGCAGGCAGTTTGTGAGGCGATCAAAACCAGAGAAACAGGCGGCTTGTTTGAGGTGAAGTACCGGGAATTCTGCCTGGCGCTGAAAAGAGTTAAGCCCGATTTACCAAAAGGCCAGGCTGCACATGTGCTGCGGCATACGTTCGCCAGCCATTTTGTGATGAACGGAGGAAACATTATTGCGCTTCAGAAGATTCTTGGTCACGCAACCATTCAGCAAACAATGGCATATGCGCATTTTGCACCGGATTACCTGCAGGATGCGGTGGCCCTTAATCCGCTGAAAGGTGGCGTAAGTGTCCACGCAGTGTCCACGGGGGATTAA